ACCTTATGCTAGATGGGCAGAATTGCAAATAGGGCCTGGAATACCAGAAGACAAAGCTACATTTTTTGATAGTATTTTAGAAAAAATAAATGACATTACTTTTGATTACTTAAAAACTAGTAATTTTGGAGCGTCAACGGCTGAAATGTATTACGATTTAGGTTTAGGTACAGGTTGCCAAGATATTGTAGCGACAAACGAAAGTAACCCGTTGTTATTTATTAATAATCCAACATCGACATTTTGCATATCAACAAGGGCAGATGGCTTTGTAGATGGGCGGTTTGTTGAAAGGAAAATAAAGATAGGTGATGTTGAGGCGGTTTATAGGGGGCGGTTTAAATTTAACAAACAATTAAGTGACATTGAAGAAAAAAACCCAGATCAAGAAATTGTATTAATTGAAGCAGTTTATTATGATCATGTAAATTTTGTGTGGTACATGGATATTATACATAAGAGTAGCAGGCATAGAGGGCATTCAAGCGTGTATAGTGAATGTCCACGTATAACGCCTAGATGGTCACGGATTTCTGATATAGCTATGGGTATAGGGCCATTTATTTTAGCATTAGCAGATGCTAGACAATTGAATACGTTAGAGCAATTTACTATAACAAGTGCGGCGATGAGTACGTATGGGGTTTATACTGTGGCAGGTGATGATGCTTTATCATTGCACAATATTAGTTTGTCACCAAGTATGTTTATACCCGTAGAAAGGAACGGGGGTTCTTCTGGCCCAAGCATTGCTCCGTTACCGTCAGTAGGTAATTTTAACGCTCAACAATTTATGCTTGATGACAAGCGTAATACTGTTAAAAAAGCTATGCTTGATGATAGTTTGCCAGAAGAAAGAAGGCAACCCCAGTCTGCTTTTGAGTTTGCAAAGCGTATAGAAGACTTGCAGGCTAATATAGGGGCTTCTTTGATGCAATTGTATGACGAGCATGCGCAACCATTAATGCGAAGGGTAGTATCAATTTTGCAAGAGCATGGGGCATATGATAGCATACCTGATTTGCCAGATAATTTTGCTTCATTTATTAATAATTTTGACGTTAAAATAAATATAACAAGCCCAGTCAGCAGGGTGCAATCATCGGCAGATGTTCAAGCATTTTTACAGGCTTATGGTGCATTGCAACAAATATCACCAGAGGTTGCACAAATGGCGGTTAATATTGAAAAATTGCCACAATATATTTTTGATAAGATGGGTGCGCCAAGCTCTTTATTAAGAACACCAGAGGAAATGAAACAGATGCAACAGCAAGCACAAATGCAACAGCAACAAGAGCAACAAGCTACAATGATGGCACAACAAGAAAGTATAGATAATGCAACCGTATAACCCCGTTCAACTACCTGAACATATAAAAGAAAGCAATGAGAAGCTTTTGCGTGCTTATCAAGCGGTTTTTTCAACAGAAGCTGGTAAAGTTGTTTTAGATGATTTAAAAGCTAGAACAACAGATAAACCAACTTGGAATCCTGATTTGAGTGTTAATCATGGTTATGTACGTGAAGGTCAAAATATGATAGTGCGTTTAATTGAAAAACGGATTGAAGAAGCGAGAAATTGGAACTATAATAATAGATAAACTTAACATTATGACTAATAAAGACACGTTTGATTTAAGTACGTTTTACATTCTTGCAACATTTATAATATTAAGCTTCGTTGCTGGTTTTGTAGTAGGCTACTATGCCAACGATTTATTAGCTAATTAAATTGATTTTAGGCGTAGACATAGGTAATCAGGGTGCGATAGCCTTAATTGATGGCGATAAGATAGTAGATATTATTGATATGCCAGTTACTAATAATTCTATTTATCGCAATAAAGATGGCAAGCCTGCTTTAATAGTAGATAGTTGTAAGCTTTCAAATTATTTAAGGTCAGTATTGCCAGTGAGTGCATGTGTAATAGAAGAGCCTATAACGCCCTTCAATAAAACGCCACAAAGTATAATTAATAGCAATAAAAGATCGATTGGTTATGGCATGGTGCGGGCATGTGTTGAAGTGCAAGGCATTAAACTTATAAACGTAAAGCCTGCCACATGGAAAAAAGCACTAGGTGTCACTCAAGATAAGCAATCAGCTATAGACGCTTGCTATAATATTTTTGGAGAAAGTGCAAAAAAATTTGTTTATTTAAAAAGGCATCATAACAAGGCGGAGGCTAGTTTAATAGGAGCTTATGGTTTAAAATACTTGCAAACAACTAACAGTTTTGAGATAAATACTTTATGAGTGAAAATAACATTGAAACAACTAATTCAACGTCATTGTTAACTAATGATGAACCGCAAGATGTAACAGAAAACACAGAAGTAAGTTACGAACAAGGGCAAGGAATGCCAGAGGGTTTGCCAGAAGAATTATGGAATAAAGATACTAATTCTTTTAATGAACAAGAGCTTTACAAGGCTTATCAAAACAATAATAAACGTGTTACTGATTTGCGTGCTAAACTTTCTAGGGGTCATCAAAACACGCCAGAAGATGCTACAGAGTACAAATTTGATGAATTAGATAATAATTTATTGCCAGAAGGTGCAGAATTAAATCAAGATATAATTGGTGTTATGCAAAAAGCTGCTAAAGAAGCTAATTTATCTCAAGAGCAATATAACTTGTTAATGAGTTCCGCAATACCAGAAACTTTAAAAATGCAATTAGAAGCTCAAGAAGCAGAGAATGAAGAGCTTAGCGAAGAAGAAATAAACGAAATTAAGGCGGAACAAATAGAAAAGCTTGGTCCAAAGTCTAATGAAATAATAGGAGCTGTTAATTCATTTTTAGGTCAATTAGATAAGCAGGGTGTTTTTGATGATGAAGAAATGGCTTTATTAAAAGATGGTTTAGGTGCAACTGCTGAAGGTGTTAGTATATTAAATAAGTTAAGAGCTTACGTTGGCGGAGATGTTATACCAACACAGGATAAAGCAACAAATGCAGGCTGGGGGGCAAGTCAAGATCAAGAATTGCATCAACTAATTAATCAGCCAAACCGTACACCAGTAACGCAACAAAAGATTAATGATTTGTTTGCAAGAAGAGAAAGATTTGGTGTAAGAGGTCCATTGCAACTGTAATCTTGACAAGATTTAATTTATGTGTCATTTTTGCAATGCGTGATAAGACCATTGCAAGAGCTACTTGTTTAATAACAACCTCTATATAAAGCACTGCTCCTCGTAAACGTTAAATAATTAATTTAACAAGGAGTAATAGCATGACTATAGAAAATTTATTTGTAACCGAGTTTGACTCGATGGTAAAACATGAATATGGAACACAAGAAAGTAAACTAGAAGGTTTAGGCAGGGTACGGAGAGGAAACGCCGAAACTTACAAGTTTAATCGTATGGGAACTATGATTGCCCAAGAGTACGGCTCTGGTGCATTGCAGTTTCAAAATACAACTTTTGGTAAAGTTAGTGTAACAGTAAAAGATTATTATGCTTATGAGCTTGCAGAGCAAAGAGACTTAAATAAGTTAATAACAGATGAAAGAAGAGATTTAGCAGTATCTTCTGCACAAGCAGCCGCAAATAGAAAAGATCAAATTATTATTGATGCTTTAGATGCTGGAAAATCCGCCGCTAGTTTTGGTGCAGATGGTCGTAGCTGGACTTTAGAAGATTTTGTTCAGATGGCTCAATTTATGACTGCTAAAGGCATACCAACAACAGATCGCTATTATGTGTGTCACCCAACAACTTTAGGCAAAGCATTCCTTTTAGAACAAGTAGGCAGTGCTGATTATAATACTATTAAAGCATTATCAACGGGAGAGCTTGATACTTATTTAGGTTTTAAGTTTATTCAAATTGGCGATATGGAAAATTTACAGGGTTTACCCTTTAATTCTTCAACAAATGTTCGTACTAATTTTGCTTTTCATGGTGGTATAAAAGGTTCATTAGGTGTAGCTATGTCTTCTCAACAAAAATCAGTGGTAGAATGGTTACCTACATATGATGCTTGGAAAGTTGGTATTAATTTTAGTTGTGGTGCTGTTGCTATTGGTTCGCAAGAAGCAGGGCGTGAAGGTATTTATGCTCATTTAGTAGATGAGGCAGTATAAATAGGAGAAATTAAATTATGGCTTTTAATAGAAAATATTTACTATGTTCAGGTGATGTGTCAGGTAAAACGGCAGATCCAACTAAATCAAATTTAGCTCCAGCACAGTGGACGTATGCTGGTACTGATGCAAACACGGTTGTTAGAGTAGAGGGCTACTTTAATGATGCTAGTGATTTATTACGTATAGGTGATATAATTACTTATGTTCGTTATAATGGTGCTGATTGGAATACCACTGCCCGTACAGTTACAAGCGTACAGCAACTTGTTGTATTGTCTAATACTGGAACAGTAGTTGATGTATCTGATGGTAGTAGCATAGGCGTTAATGATTCCGACTAGGTTTAACTTATGACATCAAGGCTGTCTATAGCAAATCAAGCGTTAAATTTGCTTGGGGCTAACTCAATAGATAGCCTTGACGAACAAGTTAACGAAGCTGATATAATAAAAGAGCATTATGACCAAGTAGTACGTAATATACTATCAAGAAATGCTTGGTCTTTTGCGACAAAAAAAGAAACTTTTGTAAGGGATACTGTTAACACGCCCTTAAATGAGTATAGTTATCAGTTTATACGCCCTAATGAGGCGTTATTTATTTTCAGATTGTTTAATGGAATAGGCATTAATCA